CAGAAGATTGGAATAGAATGGAAGAGATCATCGACCATTCTAAGGACGAATCGTATTCTTGTGCTGCTATTGAACAGTTGATTGAAAAGTATTTGGTACGAAATAGAGCAACGAAAGAAGTATACGAGACACCACAAGTAAGATATATGATCGCTGCTGCGACGGTGTTCCATAGTGAAGAACCTAACTCTGCTAGAATGAAGTATATCAAGGAATACTATACTGCCGCAAGCGACGGACTATTCACGCTGGCTACACCTGTTCTTGCTGGACTAGGTACTCCTACTAAACAGTTCAGTTCTTGTGTTCTCATCAAAGCAGATGATGATCTTGACTCTATCTTTGCTTCTGGTGAGATGATGGCAAAGTATGCGTCTAAACGTGCTGGTATCGGGCTAGAGATCGGCCGACTTCGTCCATTAGGTTCACCTATTCGTGGCGGAGAGATCATGCATACCGGGATGATTCCCTTCTTGAAGAAGTGGTTTGGTGATCTACGGTCGTGCTCGCAAGGGGGAATCCGCAACGCAAGTGCTACAGTGTTTTATCCTATCTGGCATCATCAGTTTGACGATCTTATCGTTCTTAAGAACAATCAAGGTACCGAAGAAACTAGAGTGCGGCACATGGATTACGGTGTTGTTCTATCCGCATTGTTCTGGCGCCGTTTCAAGAACAAAGAAAACATAACATTCTTTGATCCAAATGAAGTTCCAGACTTGTATGAAGCCTTTTACAAGAATACTGCAAGGTTTGAAGAACTCTATGTAAAGTATGAGAAGCGTAAGGATCTTCGTAAGAAGACTATGAGTGCTGAAGAAGTATTCAAGGGTGGTATTCTTAAGGAGAGAACGGATACTGGTCGTATCTATCTCGTATTCATTGATAATGTTATGAATCAAGGGCCATTCGATCCTGAGTATCATACAATCTATCAATCCAACTTGTGTTGTGAGATCCTTCTCCCTACAAAGTCGTTCAAGCGGTTAGATGATCCTAATGGCAGGATAGCCCTGTGTACTCTAGGTAGTATAAATTGGGGAGCATTCCGTAATCCAGAAGATATGCGTCGTGCTTGTCGTGTTCTTCTTCGTAGCCTGAATAATATCCTTGACTACCAAGACTTTCTGTCTATTCAATCTAAGTTGTCTAATGATGAGATTCGTCCAATCGGTATTGGTGTCACTAATCTCGCATACTGGCACGCCAAGCGCGGATACAAGTATGGAGAAGCAGATGCTCTACAAGATGTAAAGAGCTGGGCTGAACACCAAACATACTATCTCATGGAAGCCAACGTTGAACTCGCAAAAGAGCGCGGCAAATGTCTAGATTCGGATAAGACTCGTTATGGTCAAGGTGTTTTCCCTTGGGAACTTAGAGCTAATGGTGCAAACGATCTGGCAAACTTTGCTCCTGAACTTGACTGGGAATCTCTAAGAACAGATATGAAGGAGTTCGGAGTAAGAAACAGCACAGTGGGTGCAATCGCTCCAGTCGAATCATCTTCAGTCGTTATCAACTCTACAAACGGTATTGCTCTTCCAATGAGCCTTATCTCAGTCAAAGAGTCAAAGGCAGGGTCGTTCGTTCAAGTTGTTCCCGAATATAACAATCCAAAAGTTCGCAAAGCATATCAAATGATGTGGGACCAGCACGATTGCTTAGGATACCTAAAGACATCCGCCGTTCTCGCAGCGTTTATGGATCAGTCAATCTCAACTGACACCTTCTATAATCCTGCTCACTTCCCTAATCGCAAGGTTCCAACAACGCTGATCGCAAAGAACCTAATGCTTTGTCATTACTACGGTTTAAAGACATTATATTACTCTCTCATCAATAAGAAGGGTTCAAAAGAAGATGAAGATGAAGCACCCTCAATGCTAGAGCCGATTGATTTTGATGACGAAGAAAGCTGTGAATCTTGCACGCTATGAACAGCAACGATGATATAGGCATGGAGCAAGTATGAGTAACCAACGATATAACCTACAGACTAGAACAGATTACCTGACACGCAAGATGTTTCTTGATCCAGCTGGACCTGTAACAATCCAGCGTTTTGAGGAAGTCAAGTATAACAAACTTTCAAAGATTGAGCAGACAGCGCGTGGTTTCTTCTGGGTATCAGAGGAAATCAGCCTTACTAAGGATGCAAATGATATGAAGGACGCTAGCGAGACAGTGGCCCATATGTTCACTAGCAATCTTCTACGCCAGACTGCTTTGGACAGCATTCAAGGACGTGCTCCTGCACAAGTGTTTACACCAGTGTGTTCTATTCCTGAACTTGAAGCATTGATGTCTAACTGGTCTTTTTTCGAGACAAATATTCACTCACGCGCCTACTCACATATCATTCGCAACATCTACAATGTTCCTAAAGAAGTGTTCAACACTATTCACGAAACACAAGAGATCATTGAGATGGCCGCGAGTGTAGGTGAACACTATGATCGGCTACATCTTCTAAACTGTAAGAAAGAATGCGGCATCGCAGTCTCCGAAGAAGAACACATCAATGCTATCTGGTTGGCGCTTCACGCTTCTTATGCTCTTGAAGCATTTAGATTCATGGTGTCGTTCGCAACCTCTCTAGCAATGGTCGAGAACAAAATCTTTATGGGTAATGGAAACATTATCAGTCTCATTCTACAAGATGAGTTGCTACACAAAGAATGGACTGCTTGGATGATCAATCAAGTCGTCAAGGAAGATCCTAGATTTGCTAGAGCAAAAATCGATTGTGAAGCTGAAGTTCGTGCTATCTACACAGATGTCATTCGTGAAGAAAAAGATTGGGCGTCATATCTATTCAAGAAGGGACCAGTCATCGGCCTTAACGCAAATATTCTTTGTGACTTTGTTGACTATACTGCGGTAGACGCATTGAAGCAGATCGGAATCAAGTATTGGAATGCTGCGCCAAAGACTACTCCGATTCCTTGGTTTAACAAGCATAGTGACACATCAAAGAAGCAGACAGCACTACAAGAGTCCGAAAGCACTTCATATGTTATCGGAGTCCTAACAGACGATCTTCATTATGATCAGCTACCAACGATTTAACAGGAGAAACCATGATAGCAATTATTTGGTCAAAGGACAACTGTCCATATTGCACCCAAGCAAAAACTTTACTTACTATGAAGGGCATCGCATACGAAGAACGTAATATCAGCCTAGACTATACTAAAGAACAACTGCTTGAAGCAGTTCCAAATGCAAAGACTGTTCCACAAATCTTTTTGGATGAAGAATATGTGGGCGGGTATGATAGACTAAAAGAAAAACTGTTGAAGGCAGGATAAAGGAAACATAATGGACTATAAGATTAATGAGGTATATACATTCCGCTTAAACTCGGGAGAAGAAGTTGTAGCAAAGGTACTTAACATAGAGAACAACCTGATCACTATTCACGATCCGTTGTCAGTTGCTCCCGGGCCGCAAGGTCTTGGATTGATACCAAGCCTGTTCACCGCAGACCCTAAGGCAGCGACGGTGCTAAATAGTAATAGTGTAGCAATCTCTGCTTTGACTGATCAAGCTATCAAGGCAAAGTATATTGAAGCTACTACTGGGTTGACAGTTCCGCCCAGTAAAAAGTTAATATTGGGGTAACATATGCCAAAGATCGCCAGAAAAGACGACACGACTGAGGGTAAAGGTAAGGTAGTCACTGTAGCTAGCACAGTATTTGCTAATGGCATTGCTGTAGGCATTCACACTAGCGATATCGCCAAACATCCAGGCGGCGGAAAGCATAACGCATCTAAGACTACTGAAGGTAGTCCTACTGTGTTTGCTGACGGCAAGCCGGTTCTTCGTGTCGGTTCTGGCAGCACATGTGGTCATAAAGTAAATCAGGGTTCACCTGATGTTTTTGTACCTTAAGGAATATTATGGCTGATTCTGGCATACAAAGTCCGTTAGGTATAAATGCTTTAGGATCACTACTAGCCAGCACAGGGCTAACTATAAACCCTGTTGCTGCTAGTTATATGGGCGCAAGCAAGACCAACGCCGAATATACATTCGGTAGCATTATAAACAATACAGTGCTACATCTGTTAACTTGGGCTATCAATGATGGATATGCGCGTGGTGTTGCTGCGGCAGATACATTAACTGATACAACATACAACAATCTTATTTCAATCGGTGCTGGAACTGTACCGGCACTAGGTAATTCTATTCCACCTACGTATGTGATAGAAGACCCGTCTACGAATTGGACTACTATTGCTGAAGCATATGGATTACAGAATACCGGAAGTGCGGTATTACCCGGCCCCGCGACATCAGGCTATGGTAACTATTCTAATTCCATAGGCGATCCTCTAGAAGGATATGGAGTCGTAGATCAGCAGCAAAATGCTACTTGGTATCCATATGACACGACTAATCCTAACAAATCTATAACGCAATGGGGATATATTAGACTTCACGCCCTCCAAGCTTGGAACGAGTTTAACTGGAACGGAACCACAGTGTCTGCGTTCCCTCCAGAATATAAAGAGTTTTGTTCGTCATTCACTAGCTTAGTTTCTGCTGCTAGCAGTGCTAATCAAACAATCGCTACTGCTACCAATTCAAACAACTTTTTGGATGGTGCTTACAGCAATATGGATGACCTTGCTAGTGCTGACATTTCTGGGGTCAATCTATCTACTACAGATTTCGGTACTGACTTAGAAAATCTAGGAAAAGCAATTGATCTTAAGCAGATTGAAACGTTTGGCCTGCCATCAAATCTGTTGAGAACATTAGGTAAGAACTCTGCTGTAACTCAGGACTTAACACTAGCATTGCTTGCTGCCGGTATGTCGTCTACCGACATAGCTAATATCACCACCGGTAAAGTGATGACTGTCTCTAATCAAACAGAACAGCAAATCTATGGTGCGCTTTTAATCATCATAGGTGACAATCTAGCACACGTTCTTGCTCCGCTTCAGTGTAATACTCAGGGACTAAACACGCTAGCAGACCTGCTAAATGTCAAGATGTTATTCCCAATCAGCTATTCGGCGTTAACTGTTCCTATATATAACGCAGTGCCGGGCCCAACAAATAGCAAGACATACTATCTTCTTTATCAAGACGGAGGTGTAAACACAGCCGCACTAGATAGTCCTGCTATTCAATCGTATGTAGGGACGATCATTCCTAGCGGTACACCTCCTATCTTTGACAATACAGTAAGTCCACAAAACTTTAATCAGTTACCTCAAGGATTCGCTTCGTATCTTCAGGGTATTATTCCATATGATCAAGCGGTCGCCGCCGGCGCATTCTCTTACACGATGAGGCAAATAAACAACATTCAAAATGTTGATATACAGAAGTTCGCTAAAGTTGCCAAAGGTATTGAAAATACTAATAATCTAAACCTAATAAACGGAACGAGTAAACCTACTGACCAGACTAGCACTGATCAAGTCATTTCGGTTCAGGCGCTCGGAAGTGGCCCAAGCGGCACACTTACTATCTCCGACTTCTTTGGATGTATGTCCGGGCTTCCTTATCCTTGGCAACTGATACAACAACGCATTACTGGCATTCAAACAGCTAACTTAGCCACTATCTATAAAGAGTTGTTTCTAGCAGTGACATGGGACCCAGCCGCTGTCTCGGTTCAGTATACTACTTACATGGTCGGCCTGGATACGTATTACCATGTAACTGGAGTCACGTTGACTCATGCCGGTGGGGGTTATGGCCGGGGCACCGCGCCTGCCCCCTCAATCACACTGTCTAACGGTGGAACTGCGGTATCTACCATTGAAACTGATGAGTTTGCGGCGTCCGAAGATAATATTAATACAGGCTTAGGACGGGTGACTTCAGTAGCACTGACATCATCAGGCACGGACGGAACTTCAATTCCAACTGTGACTATTGAGTGTCCTCCGACTAGTGTTGGTGGAGGCACCAATACTTCTGCCGGTACAACTGGCTGGCCATCTCCTATGAACTCAGTAGTTCAAGACTACATAGACCAGGCTAATGCAGAGATCGCGTCTATTTTGGTAAACAACCCAGACTCGTCTAATGTTTTAAACGAATATTGGAACATATTAGGTGCCCAGCTAGCTCGTGAACAACGTGCCAGATACACTTACCTTACTCCTGTCTCTGTTCCAAAAGACTTCTTTCTAAACTC